TCCTTGGACAACATTTCATCTCGCATACCGGTAATTAATGTAATTTGATCACGAGTTAATCCAAGGCATATTTCAAAGAAAGCATCAGGTGGTAGAATTGTTTCTGCCATACCACTGTATGTATATTCTCGTAAAGCAGTTGCTCGATTCTTCCCTATCTCTACCCGGGCTTTCTCACTTAACGAGAAAAGATCATTCCATTTAACCGTGTAATCCTCTTCTGCCGGAGCAGGTAAAATCTCATACTTGACTAATAAAGAAACAAATGGACGCACAATATTTGGTTCAGCATGATCTTCTCTACGAGTCTGTACATATTCTTTCCATTCAGACGTATCTTGAGAACTTGCCAATTCTCCTCTTTCACTGCCAGAAAGGACCCTAACAGGAATTCCTGTTTCTGCTGATATACATTTCAATATACTATCAAGATGAGGTCCCGGATCAGCAATCTGTTGTGCCAATGCTTTTAATTCAACGCCTTCATTAATAAGAAAACGCCGAAGATCATGTTCATATTCATTTACCTGAGCAAGCAAATCATTCTTTACAGCTTCCGTCATCTGATACTCAGGATCAACTTTCCCCTCAAATCCAGGACGAGCACCCCTCCAAAACATTTCAGCATCCCCTCCTACAATCTTGTCCAAATCAAGTAAGCGATTATAAATAGCTTCCAATCGAGGAGTTCCATACACATCTGATTCCAATGGTTCATCAGTGACATGAAGAATACGAGTATAATGAACTTGAACCACAAAAGATCCTCCATTGGCATCCGCAGCTGTTATTTCATATATTAATGGTCTCCCATATCGGGGACTCTTCGGGTCTTTTTCCAATTCTTTAATGGAAGCCACATCCTCTCCAAACGGACGAATATACATTAATTGCCGCTTCCCTTCTTTGACTGGTTTTACAAAGCCTTCCCTGCTCTGTACGTCATCCAATCCCAAAAGTAATACCCCATATCGCCCAATACCAGTTAAGCGATCCAACCGCGATAGTATTGCTTTTACTCCTATATCTCGGCATAGCTTTGCCCAAGCCAATTCAAATGGAGTATCTTCCGTCTTATTTGGTTCAACTAATTCTAAAGGACCTTGCCAAGTAGCACGTACAGGACGATCAATAACAGCTTTAGCAATATCCTGCCTTAAATATTTAGCAAGATAATCAGAATATTTAAGTTGATTAGCAGGAGGATAACCTAATGCTTGGTATACGTCACGTATCCCACTATATTGCATCCCCATTTTAGTAGCCAATAAAGCTCTATTAATTGGGACTCCTTCAAGAAGGATATTATTTGTTAAAATACCTTTCGTCCTTTTCATCTCTACAAGTTTTTAAGTAACCCCCGGTATATTTCAACCGGGGGACTTTTCTTAAGCAGCTTTCTTTACCGAGCCAAACACTCGTACTTTTGTTGTATTGTACGGAGGAGCAAGGAAAGTACCACCAAGATATGTGAATGCGGCTGATAGAGCCACCTTCCATACGATAGACCAAATTACTACTCCTTCAATAACGAACTGCCCGAATGACTGCAATGCCGCAGTACCAAGAGCAATAAGAAGCCCTGACGCAAGGTTCACCCAACTGAGTGCCCCAGCAGGAGAATCAGAATGGAGAACTGCCACAAGATTCTTTCCGGTGTACGTCAAGATTGTGCTCACTGCTGTTACAGCAAGAAGCAGATAATCAATAGGGGTTTGGGAAAACGCCGCTACAATCACTGCCATCAGTGCCATAAACAGACCTTTAAAAAACTGTTGTGTTGTCATGACAATTTGTTTTAATTAGACAATAAAGGAATATTTTGCAAAATTACGTGAATTTCGTCATCCAACAAAACTTTATCAAAATAAAGTGCTTCATCCACCCCATCTACTTCATCCCCGGAAGTATCTACAACTTGGGTACCATGAGAAGAATTATGAATGATTAATGTTTCATTTGCTCCGATAATTTCATTCTTCAGTGAATCTGGTCCTTCAAATGTTGGAATCTGATCAAATTCAAGTTGGTAAAGTATTGCGGTCGCCATACTAAACCACTCCTGCCATGTCATTTCCCTTTCATATCCACGACGCAGTCCATAGGATAAAGCCCCCATATACTTTTTGATATCAGAGAAGTAAGCATCCGCAGCAGTCTGATTTTCCTGACAGGCACTTATAACCAACCATCTGAGATGACCAGAACGGAATATTTGATGTTTCACAGGCATTCCTATTGGAACTGATGGATTCGGCAGAAAACGGTTCCTCACTCGCTTCCCATTGAATGTGTCATGTGGATTCCCCTTGGTAATACCTTGTGAAAAACAACTATCAGAAATCACACATACTACCGATCCAGGACTTAAAGTTGATATTGCCTGAGATGCCGATAGTTTGTAATTCTTCACCGTAGCCTGATAATCCGTAAAGCGGCGAATATCAATATCCGGAAAGGCAGAAATCAGTGGTTGTGGAAACATATTTGTATCATTCACACAGCCTTGTAAATTATTCCCACCACCATACACATTCCTACCACTGGATATAATACGGAATGGTACTCGTTCGTACGGACGATCATCTACACTACTAAACATTTTTCCAAAACAAGTCATTGCTCAATTATTAATTCTCCTTGACTAATAACTATCTTTCCTGTACTGAGTTCAACATGAGTAGAATCTCCATAGAACAAATGACCACTTCGGAAGAACAGTACCATATCCCCCTCATATACTCTCGCTCCCTGTTGCCAGTATTCGCCCTGACGAACCAGAACAGGATCAAATCCAGTAACCCAGTAATCTGAAGCGGCGATACCCATGTCAAATTCGGTTGGAGTTCCCCATTGTAAACGCATCTCTGGCACAAAATTCACAAAGTCCTTAAAATGTGGATTTATTACTTGCGAGTGCAGATCGTATCCCATCGACTGCCACTCGGCAAACGTATAATGCCTGCCCTCTAATGCAAAGATAGGATCACCGTCCTCACACCAGTAAATGTTATAATCACACTCAAATCCTTCCAAACACTCTTCATCCATGACATTTATGTTGCGTATCCGGTGACGTGTATAAAAGATGTTATTTTTAATCTTTACTCCAGTTGCAGTCCCTATCGGATCAGTACCATCATTCATATAAATATCAATTAGCCCCCGCCACGTGCCAGTGCCTCCGGAAACGTACATTGAATCTTCACTGAAGAATGTATTGTTATAAATCCTGACCCCGTTCATGCCCTTGACAACAACACCTACTGCCGGAGGACTGACAATGATGTTATAAGCAATCACTCCGGCAGTATCGGTCAAGCCGTTTGACTTGCGAATAACACCCATCGGAACATGGTCAAGGTAATTATACATGACCCTAACGTCCGTATGATAACCAGTAAAGATGCCGTGCGTGATCGTAGCCGAATCTTGGTTGCCGATCCAATTAAATTTATTGCCCGTGATTTCAGCACCTTGAAAATTGTTCGTATAACTTCCTATCCCTTCTTGTCCGGCTTCGAGCATATAACCTCGTATGTTGCAAGTCTCAACATAATTATTTTTGAATATGAATTTTACTGGTTTTGAACGATTGACTGTTATGCCGTATGATCCTCCACAGGGATAATCAATGAAGGTTGTATCAATGAGCTTTTGCCCCTCAATCAACAGGGTGTCCTGAGCTGCAAGTGACAGTGGCAGGAAAAATAAAAACCAGAAACGTTTCATTTTGCAATGAATGAATCATTATTACTTAAGAATGTAAATATCCTTCCACCATATCCTGTTGTTGCATGAGCGGGAGATGTGAGAATATTGAGCACCTTCTGATTATACTGATCTATCGGACGCATGTCTTCTGGAATCCCTGCTGCTTCCCAATCGAAATTAGCATCAAAGAACTCTTCCTGTTCTGCCAATAGTTTATCAGCTACATCGTACATATTGTTAATCACTTCCCAATTATCAGCAATAAGACTGCCCTGTGGAATGATAGTCGGTGGAACAGTATCAACCGCCTTAACCACGAAAGACGCCTGAGAAAAGTTGTCAAATGCGTCAGTTGCTGTAATTGTTACGGTAATCTGCGGATTATTGGCATTTAGAAGTGTACCTGCCACCGGGTCCTGCGTAACCGATTTTATTTGGCAATTATCCTCCACCTTTATGAATTCAGGCGTGGTGTAATCCGGAAGAACTGCCTCACAATTTGTCCCAACCTGTATATACTGTGGCGGAATCTGTGCCAACATACAGGTACAACTGCTGGCAACCAGCAGCACTGCAATAAAACCAATAATCTTTTTCATTTCTCTCTTTATTTGGTTAGTAACTCTTTTAAACGTTCTCTTGCTCGAAGAACCCGCACTCGAATTGTTGAGGAAGGTTCTTGGTACTTGTCAGCAATTTCATGAAATTGCAATCCATTAAAGTAATACTCCTCAACCATTAGCCGAGTTTTACACTTTAACTTTGACACTGCCCGTTCTACCATCTCCATCTGCTGATTGTAAATAAATAAATCCTCTGGCGTTTCTACCCCATAAGAAATAAACTTACAATCTTCAGTAAGGGTAACTTCAGTAATACGTCTATTCTTTGTTCTTATAAAATCAATACAGTTATTCTTTGCTATGGAAAACAACCAAGTACTAAACTTATTTGTTGGTTGATAATACTTAATATTTAGGCAGGCATCCTCAAATGAATGTGTCATTAACATTTCAGCATCATCTTTGTTATTGACAAAATTAAAGATTAATACATACAATGACATTTGAAAACGACGAACCATCGCTTTGTATGCTT